TCCAATCGCCGGTGTTAATCTCGGCGTCTAGGGTCAGTGTCGAGTCTGCCATCACACATCCTTCCCGAGTTTTTCGATAATCGCGTTAATCCTGCGGTCGCCATTCTTGCTAAACGCGGCGGCGATGCAATCGAACGTCATGAGGTATTGTTCCGCCAGTCGCCGCCGTCGGATACGGCGTCCCTCTCTGAGCAGTTTCATCATCAGGGAAGGAGACACGTTGTTTTCCAGCACGTCGCGGATAGCCGGCCACCCATACAAAGCACCAAGCTCGGCGAGGATATGAACGCTCGGAAGAGGCTTGCGAGCCGCCTCCTTCTGTTTGTAATTCTTCATCGCCTCACGTTCGGCGGGAGTAAGCAGACTATCCCACGACTTCATTACTCGCCCTTGATATCAACCGTGATGTTCTTCGCCATCAGACCGCACAACGCGGTCATGGCACGCTGATAGGCAAGGTCGCTACGCTTACGGGTCTGTTCAGCCCACACGGAGAATTTATCAGCTGGACTCATAAGCGATTCTACCAACGGGAAGATAATCTTTTCAGCGGTTTCCAAAGTTTCACGGTTCGCCACGCCAGAGCTCAGCTTATCGATTGTATCCGCATTATCCAAGATCGTGAGCATATCCTTAGAGCCGAGCGGTCGCATGGTGTACACGGTGCCGTCGATTTTCACGGTGAGGGTGCGGAACGCTTCTCGGGTGTCGATGCTCAAAACAGGGGTAGTCATTATATTTGCTCCAATCGTGTGATATTATGAATCATGGTGCTTTTCTCGGGACCTTTTCTCTCCTGCGCCCGCTACCACTAAAATTCTGGTGGCGGGCGTTACTTATGCTCACGCACCGGCGACATTGAAGTTAACCACGGTATGAACATCGCCAGCCTTGAACGTGACGGTACCCGTACCGCTCTGCTTAAACTGAATATCCCAAGTACCATCCCCGTTGTCCGTAGCGACAGCCTTAGCGGTTTCAGCTACGGTGGCGGTGATGGTACCAGTCGCACTATTCGGAGACGCCACCACATTCACCGTCACATGATCGTCGATACTGCCGGAGATGTTCGCCGGAGACGCGGTAAGCGCGGTGACCTTAACGTTCTCCGTCTTGATGGTGCCGGAATCTTCGTCGTAATACGATGGGTTATCTAGATCAAGTTCGCCCATGACGACGGCACCGTTCGCGCCGGAGGCCATCGAACCGGACAGTGTGACCACGAACGGGTCGGACAGGCTCACGGTGAACTCGCCGCCAACGCTGATTAGCGACTGCGGTATACGGAAGTCCTGCGCCGATGAATGGC